CATAGCAGCCATCTGTTGCATTTGCTGCATCTGTAGCATTTGCTCTCTAAACTCTAATTCTATCTGTTCTTGTGCCATCAAACTAATATGCTCTAAAATATTTTTCTGTATTGCAGCCATAACTGCAGGATTATTTCTAACCATGTTGGTTGACATAAAATTTAAGTGTGCAGTTATGTGAGCTCTATGGTCTTGACCAGGAAAAGCTTGAAAAGGTTTACCAGCTAGTGCATTGATGTGCTCCATACTCGGGTCCATAGGGGCATTTGGTGCTGGCGGCGGTAATACAGCGTCAACATTTTTTACACCTATTGCTTCATACATATTTCTATACACCTGATACAGGTTATGTAGAGCAGGATTAGATGTTGCAAGTTGTAATTGTGTTTGTGCAAGTGTAATTCTCTGACTCATTGAGAATATATTTGGATCAGCAACTGGTATAACATCTACTCTTTGATCAAAATCTGCTTGCTTAATATTTCTTTGTCCACCAACTACATCGTAAGGATATTCTGGTGGCAGATACTGGGATACAACTTTAGATAAAATTCTAAACTCATCTTTCATAGCTGCATAACATCTTTTGTGTATAGCGCTCATGACTCTTGAACCACGCTCTAATAATGCAATTGTAGTTCCAACTGCAGCACCTTGATTTCCGTCACCTACTTGCATGTCTGCTATAGCTGCAAATCTTTGACCTGCAGATACAACAACACCTAATAATTGTAATAATGTTGGTGATGGTTCTTTGTATGGTAATGGAAAGAATGCATCACGTAGACTACCGCCTGGTGCATCTACATCTTTAAATTCACCTGGTTGTATTGGTGATGCTTCATCTCTAACTCTAACGCCTCTTTGTTTAAATCCTGCAGGTAAGTTAGCAAGTGTACCTGCATCTAGCAACTGACGGAGAGCCGTAGTTGCTGTACGGCTCAATCCGCCAATCATGTGAATGAGTCCGAAGCCATAAAATCCAAGTCCTGGCAGAAATTTGAAGTGGACAAAATATTGGATCTTATTCTTCTTCAGATCATCGGGCGCATAGTTCCTTCTGATAGAAAGAACTGTTCGGCTACCTTCGTCAACAGTGACGATGTAAGGTAATTTTATTCCTGTTGGTTCTCCATCGGATCCAACATCTTCGAAACCTTCTAAGTCTAAATTAACATGACACTCTAATAAAGTGTACATGCTTTCTTGTTTTCCTGTTTTTTTAGTTCCGTCTAGCTCACGCTCTTTTTTTTCTAAATCATTTTTTTCTACATTATCTGGTGGTCCTAATTCTACATCTCTGTAAAAACCAGACACTTGTTGTTTTCGTAATTCATTCTCTGATACTTTAACGATATGTATTATAGCTTCTGCATCATCTAAACTAGTTGCTGTGTATGGAACAACTAATTCATCTGCAGGGACAAACTTTGATACAACTCTACCCATAGGCACATCGTAGTAAACTTTTTTAAATGTAGAACCAGCTAATGGTAAATGAAATAACATGGAATCAAACTCTGCTTCATACTCTTTCATTTCATCCATGATTAAATAATTCATGTAATCTTTAACACGTTGTGCTTGTAATTCTGTTTGTGGATTTTTAACACCTACTATTTGTGTTCTAACTGGTCCGTCACTTGGTAATAATTCTTTGTAAGCTTGTGCCTGAAACTGTGTTACAGCTTCTGCTAACACTGGGTGTGTTGCACCACTAGCTCCTTGAAACGGCTCTGTTCTGTTTTCGTATTTAAATCCTAAAAGATCTAAACCTTGTGTGTAAGATCTCTCCCAATCTTTTCTAGAAGATTTATAATCCATAAAATTTTGAACCATTTCATTTCCAATAGGTTCTAAATTATCTTCTGGTAAAATATCTGCTAAGTTATCGAAGTGATCTTCTGTTCCAGGTACATTTATAGCCCCTGGTTCAAAGTCTAAAGTTACTCCACCATCTTCTTCTGGTATAACCTCTACGGGTCCTTTTTCTACAACATCCTCTTTAACATCAACCTGTAGCTCATCCTCACTTGGAATATTTACTTCAGTACGTGTGTTACTAGGGAGTCCTTTGTCTATTTCTGCCATATATTACTCCATCGTTCTTGTAGCATAGTTTCTAAGAGAAGCCAAGCCTTCTGAGTTTGGTCCTCTTTCTGGCGGAGGGCCTGATTTAACACCACCTGAATTAAACAAAACACGTCCTCCTCCATAAAAATTTAAATCTAAACCCAAAGGGTTTTTTAATTTATCTGCTGTTATTAGACCTGTTTGTCTTTTTAACAAATCTAAATCTATTTTTCTTTTTCCTAATTTTATGATTTCGTCTGCTTGTTCTTTTGTTATATTAGCAAAATCTAATTCACCTAACTCATCTCCATAGGCTAAACCTTTTTTTGGATTAAAACCAACATCTTTTAATTTTATTACATTACCTGCATCATCTAATTTTAACATTTGAAAATTAACTAAACCTTGTCCCTCAGTTCCTTTCAATTGATTTTTTAAACCTTTGTATGTAGAATTAAGTTCATCAATTATAGCTTGTTTCTCAATATTGCTTCGCTTTGGATTGTTTAATTTAACTGTAGCATCTCTTAAAACTTGATTACGTAGTCTTTCTATTCTTTCAACTGCTGGCGATATATTTACTTTACTTGGTATTAAACCCATTCTGCTTAAAGTCTGTGTTGTAAATTTTGCATCTCCATGTTGAAGAACAATATCCTTTGACATAGTCCCTGGAAACTTTTTTGTTTTGTATTTTTGTAAAGCTTTGTACACTCCATAAGGATCTTGTTTTTTGTACATAGCCTCCATACTTCTTCTTATTTTTCTTTGTTCTATTGGACTTTTAAATACTCTAGCTTTATCCTTGTAAGTTGCACTTTTTGTTATGTCATCAATTTTTGATTTAACTAAATTTAAATTTTCTTTTGTTGCTGGTAAAAAAATATCTTTAAAATCATTTTTAATTGGTCCTGTGAAGCTAACTCTTATACTTTTACTACCGGCTTTTGTTGTTTCAATCGTAGGAGATATGTGAGTGGCTTTTAAATTTTTAACATTTTTTACAAAGTCGTCTGTTACTGTCGTAATACCCGTGGGTTTTTTACCACCTAATTTTGCAGATTCTTTTTTGCTCATGGGTTTTAAATAATCTACACCTTCTTTAAAATAAGATTTTATTGTTTTAGCAGCTTTACCTGTAGCTTTTACAATTTCATTTTGAGTTGGAAGTCTATCTAAATTTTTTGTAAGTGCGGTTACTGTCTCTCTCATTCCCTTAATGGCAGCACCACCTAAAACAAAATTAGTTCTTTCTTCTGTAGGTCCTGGACGCGTAAGGTACGCCATCATCTGCCTGTATTCAGATACTTTCATTATTCACCTAACATGTAAGCAAGACCACCGGCTGCTTTTTTAATTGGTGGTGCAGATTTTTTAACTTCTTCTAAAATTTCTGATATGTCGTCAATTCCATCTTCAATATCTTTCATCTTACCATCCATGTCTGGTCTAACGGTAACTTCATCGTATTGAGCCGGAAGTTGCCCAATATCCTCCTCCATCTTAGGAGGTGTGTATTCCATAATCTCCTCTTTATAACTTACTTCTGGATCACCTTTTTTAATTGTAATTCTTTGTGTTCCGTCTGAAACATTTTCTTCTAAAGAATAGTTTTTATAATTATATTCGGTAACTCTATCTTCTGCGCCTTTACCTTGTTTACCAAACATTTTAATTTTATTTACAAGATCAAAAAAATAAGTTGGTGCAACATCTATTCCTCTCTCAGCTGCTTTTTTAATAGTAGGAGCTAATGGTGCTAAAAATTTTAATTTACTTAAAATTGGTAGAGACATTAGTCCACCACCTATCATTTTTAAAATACTTCTTCTCTTAGGATCTTGAGGTCCGTCTTTTAATCCAACACGCCCTCCACTTGCAAACAAACCTGAACCTTGTAAAAGTTGCATTAAATTATTTAATCCTTCATACCCTAACTCTGTCCCCAGTAACTGTCTTTCTAATTTATCATCAGCCCCTGGCATTAAAAATTTTTTTAAACCTTTAAATATACCCGTGCCGCTTTTTAAACCAACACGTCCACCTTCATTGAATCCAATAACTGGTCGTAATGCTTCTCCAAGACTAAGAAGTTCAGTTGCATTAAGGGTAGATAGAATAGGGTGTTTTCTATTTGCAAATATACTTTGAAAGATTCCACCATCTGGACTTAGTCCTTCCATCATACTAGCTAAGAGTCCTTTTTTAAAACCAACACGTCCACCACCTGCTAAAGATTGTAATATACCTTTCATTGGTAAATCTCTTTTTGGCATTGGAACAGGTTTTATGTTTCTTTCATTCTCAGGCATTGAATCTTTGATTTTATCTAAAATTTCTTTAAGTTTTTTTTGTCTCATCTTTTCTTGAATCTTCATACCCTCTATATACATTTTCTGTTCTTCGGTCATGTTATCAAAGTCAGGGCTTACAGAAAAACCATCCCTCTTCGTTGGAAAAAGTATACCATCTTTAGTAACACCATCTTTTAAACCAACTCTACCACCGCTTTCTAATAATTGAATAGTGGATGGAAGACCCATTTCTTCAGCTTGTTTTTTTCTTAGTTCATATAATTTTTTTAGGTCAATTTTATTTTCTTCAGAAGGTTTAGGTAATTTTTCCATCATTGATTCTTGAATTTTTTTATATAGCTTAATATTATTTTCATATAACCTTTTTTGTTCTGGGGTCATTTTATCAAAATCTGGACTAACAAAAAAACCATCTTTTTTCATTGGGAAGGAGCCTATATCAAAACCAATACGACCACCGTCTGCTGCTGCAAATTTTCCTGTTGGCTCGGTGATAGTACCTTTCATCATTCCTTCAAACTCCTCTTGTGTCATTGTAGGATTTATCATGTTCATCATCTGAGCGTCCCCATAATCAAAACCAGCTCCTTCTATCATACCTTTTCTTTTTAAATCTTTTGCAGAAACATCTGCAAACAAATTAGACTCTGGTAAACCACCTATACCCTCTTCATCTAACATTGATAAATCACCTGGAAGAGATTTTTTTGTACTTCCTCTTATTGCACCAATAATTCCTAAAATAGCAGCTGCTTTAGGATTTATCTTTAGGGCTTTTCCAAACTTGTCAAATACTTGATTTGTTATAAAATTTCTTGTAGCTGTTCCTGCTCCTTTTTTTACTCCCTCTATAATTTTCTTTTTTGTTCTAGTATCCGTAAAATTATTTGAAGGGCCATCATCTCTGTCTCTACTTGGAGATGTTGAAACTGATCGTGCTGCTGCTGAAGGCGCATCATATTCTCTACCTGAAACATCTTTACCTTCACCAGAACCTATTCTCAAACCTATACGACCACCATCTGCTTTCTTATCTTTTTTAGAATAATCTTTTAGTGGATCTCTAGGATTGAAAGGTTTACCTTCATCATCAAATTTCATCTTAACTACAGTGTCATCAAAGTCAGGATCTTTTGGTGATACAGATTTTTTAGGTCTATAAATATTATCTATTTGAGATTTCATAAGATCGGTTAACTCACCAAACTCATTTTTTGCAAAATCTAAAACTTGTTCTCTCTTCATGCCCATGCCGGCAAGGTTACGTGCTGCGTTTAAAAAAACTAAAAATGGACTCATTAATAATAAACTCTAGTTGGTTTTTCTGCCTTTTCATCTACGTAATCTTCAGGATGGTCGATCAGACCTCCCTGTCTGAATCGCATAATCGCTTGTGTCGTAGAATCCACAAGGTCATCATGATCGCCATATGGAAACGCCGCGCACTCCTCTATGACTTCCTCAGCGAATTTTTGCTCAGGAGCCCATATCATACCAGATTCAAACAAAGGTGCAACAGCATTTACACGTGCATGCTTGTCGTTTCCTTTTGACGGACTGAAGTTGACAACCGGTATATCCATCTTCCTTAACTCGTATGTAAGAGGCAAACCAGATGCTTTTGCCTCAACGATAACAGTTTCTGGCTTCCAGTAATCGTATTGTTCAAGGGCCAATCTCCGTAACTCAGGGAACTCGTACCTACCTTTGATGGCATCAAGAAGTATGAGATTAGCCCCTTCATCCTCACTAGGATACCAAATACCCCATGTGGTGATAGCTGAATAGTCTGCAGTTTCTTTTTTTAGAAAAGCTGTATCGTAAGATTGTATAACATGTTGTAGCTGTGGAATATCTTCATCGGTATAAGTTCTCCACCATTCACGTTTTAATATTGCTCCTTCTTCTGCTGTTGGGTTCTGCATCCATTGTGCATTCCATTTAGCAACAGGCAATGTTGCTTTTACTTTCTCTAATTCGTCTTGCTTCCAATACTCAGGCCACACTGGTCCGTGTTCCATGATTGCCGGAAATTCGACCACGTGCCATTGATCAGCTTTAGGTTCACTCTGGTTCTTGACCAGCATACCTGTTAAATCTTTTGTGCTCCATCTAGTCATAACCAAAACTATTTTACCACCTGGTTGCAAACG